CCTATGGAGGCCAGGTTGCAAATTGGAGACCTCTTTCTGCTGATGTTTTCATTACTATCAAAAGAGAAACTTTTGAAATTTTAGAGGAAAATAGAACAGTTAACACTACTGATCCTACTCCTACTGGAGATCCCTTTAGTTTCCCCGACGACGCCGACCCAAATATTGCATTTGAATGCAGCATCTTTCCTCAGGATGCAAAGGATTTGGATATGCTTGTCTATAGAGCAGGCGTAATTCCTTCCTATACAGACGATGTTGGCGAACGATGGACAATCTTCCGGAGAGAATTAATACAAAAAAATTATTTCTTTAATAACTGGGCAACTGAACTTTGGATCTCTAGTAAAGGCGCAGTTATTGTTAAACAAGGAAATCCTTCTTGGGAATATTCATGGGGAGCCAATACTGGTGGTCATGGCACTCTTCATAATTGGTACTTTGATCCAGTGCTTGGACCAAGCAATTACGGCGATGGGACCTGGGCGGACCTGCCAGTAAGTGGCAGCTACGTTGCCTTTGCTGGGCATCGTCTACTTAACCCAGAAAAAGAAGAGATATCCCTTGAGGATTTGAATGATGTAGATACCTTTGGAGTGCAGGTCAATCAATCATTGCATTGGTCTGGGACAGAATGGACCCCTAGTTTTATTAGTATCGATGAACTGTCTGATGTTGACACCACTACAAGCCCACCAGCGACAGGGCAAATGCTTCAATGGGACGGTAACAACTGGGTTCCCATAAATATTCCTATCTCTGGCGCGACTAGCCTTGACGAGCTTTCGGATGTAAGAACAACTGAGCCAACTCCTCAGGATACTAATGTTTTAGCCTATAACGATACAGAAAACCGATGGTTGCCAGCAAAACCTAGGGCTACCCCTGGAGCTCCTTTAAGCCTTTCTTCCCCTGGATTGCCGGGAGAGATGCGTTTTAACGATAATTATTTTTACATTTGTATTGGCTTAAACCACTGGAAGCAGGTTGGTCCTGTTGACCTTACAATTGATCCAAGCATTCAAGAAGTTGCCGATGGTGGTAACTGGGCTGACGGCTCAGGCGGAAGTGTTGACACCACTCTGGATGGAGGGGACTGGGGAGAAGGAACAACCAATGATGCACAAGGCGCTATTGTTGATGGCGGAATATTTGCTTCGACTATTGATGGCGGCAACTTTACAGATGGAACAAGTGGTGGGTATAATGTTTCATCTGACGGAGGTAACTTTACGACCGGAGCTCCTGGGGTTGACAGGACTAGTGATGGGGGCGTATTTACGCCATAAAGTTTAAGCTTAAAGTCTATATTATTACCAGTTAAGTCTCATGGGTATACTAGCTGGAGTTTCAGGAAAACAGTCTCATGCCAGTTCCAAGTCCCAGAAGCAAGTTGCTGCCAGCCCGTGGTAATTACTCGGACTTGGAGCAAAACGTCGGCGATCTTCTAGATGGCGAGATTTGCTATGCTATTGACCAAGACCAGTACTATCAGAAAGAAGGCGCAGGGCTTGTTGCTGTAGGCGCGACCAAGGCGCAAGGAGCTTTGGCTGACTCGGCTTTACAAGATGCCCCTTCTAATGGCTATCAATACGCTCGCCAAGACGGCTCTTGGTCAATTGTAACTGGAGGAGGAAGTGGCGGAGGAAGTTCTGCTTATCCGGAAACAACCTTCACTATTGATGCCGATTCCACCCCTAACTATTTATTTTCAGGTGCTGGTTTTACGACTGCTACGGCGAATCCCGACTTGGTTTTGATTCGTGGACAAAAGTATTCTTTCGATAATACGAGTGGTGCTCATCCTTTCCAAATCCAAACATCTGACGGTAGTGCTTATGACGAAGGAGTTATCGACAACGATACCATCGGTCTGGTGCAGTTTACTGTCCCATTCGATGCTCCAGCCGAGTTAAGGTATCAGTGTACAGTTCATCCATCCTCGATGGTCGGTGCAATTGCCGTCTTAGATTCTGACTTGTCTTCTTTAGTTGATGTAGACCTCTCTGTCGCTCCTGCTAATGGCGAAGGACTGATTTACGATTCTACTTCAGGAAAATGGAAGCCGAAAGTTCCTGATCCGATCGCGGAGGAGACTTTCATTGAAGCTCAGTACATTGCAATCGCTCAGGACTTTGAGGATTCCGGCTCTCATTCAGGTGAGAAGAATGCTGATCTTTGGAATGGATCGGGAACCGAGCAAGACGGAGGTGAGATGCCGGTATCAGGTCCTGCCACTCAACCACCAGGCATGCACGGTACTAAATATATAGATTATACAGAATTTACGAACTACAGTTTCCCGGGTACCAATGATGAAGGTATGCAGGGGCCCTGGGTAGGCATTGGCAACCAAGCCGTGTACATCGAGTTTTGGTTTCGGCATGACCCCATCACGTCTTCCACACCGGTTGGTGATCAATTCGTATTTGGACAAGGTTCAGCTTCTCAAGCCGGTGACATCAACAATGGCCATGGAGGGCTTGTTATTAAGCACATCATAGACGTGGATCTTTCTACCACGACGGCACTTGACCCTACATTTAATCCTGACACAACGTATAGCGGGTTTGAGCCTGAATTTGGCTATATCTACACTAACACAAGTGCTCTTATCCTCCAAGACGGATTAGATAGTGATGGCTATTTCCTTGTTGGAACAAAGGAAATGAATATTGCGGATGGTGTCTGGCATCATGTTGTCTTCATGCAAGAACCCACCGCGGACCCTCAGCCAGGGGGTGCGGCAAGTGGAGTATATTCCTGCTTTATTGACGGAAAACTTCGAGACAGGTGGGATGCTAATCAAAATCCTGGCACCACCCCTGTTGATACCAACGCTGGGGATTGGGACACTTATTATTTTGGCTGCCTGAAGGATGGAACAGGCCACATGAGGGCCGCTATTGATAACTTTGTCGTTTACGGCACAACAGAAAAGTTTCCCTATCCTGCAGGAGTCGATTCTGTAGAGGTTTACAAGGGGCCAGTAAATGTAGATCGTACATTCAAGATTCAGACAAAAGGTTCTCCTTCATCGTCCTTGAGTGATTTCTCTTCATTACAACCAAAAATAGGCGAAGCCCCTGTATTTGATCAGTTTGGCAGCTACACACCTACTCCCGTACTTTCCATTCACGCTGTGTCTAATACAGCAAATGCCGGCGAAGGAACTAGCGGTACGCCATTCCCTGCAGATCGCGAAGATCTCATTTATTCGGATACGGAAGACGGTCGATACAGGTACCCGCTAGCTGTAGGCACCTGCTTGATTGATGCCGCAAACAACACCTTATTTATCTGGTCAGGTCCTTACGACGAAGCGGGATACAGCGCCACTACTGGAGGATGGAAAAAGATTGCTCTATTGGATATTTAACTAGAGTTATTAGCCCCTACTGGGGCTTAAAAATTGAGTGGGTATCCTAAGCCAGATTTTGCAAGCGCTAGAAAAATGCCAGCTCCTTCGAATCGGATTCCAGTTAGACCGGCTCGCGGAAGTCGCACAGTTCTCACTGACTCTTTAGACAGTATTCAGGAAGGTGAAATTGTATATGCTCGAGACGAGGACTCGCTATTTATAAAAGAAAACGGACAGTTGGTTAACGTCGCCATAGGAATAGGCCTTGACGCTCAAAAAATCAGCGCAGAAATCACTTGGACTATCGCAACTTCCGCAGCTGAAGATGCCTATCTTTTTAGTGGTCAGGGCTTTGCTTCTCAGATAGAAAATCCTACTATATATGTAATTAGAGGGCAGAAGTATGCCTTTGATCATCAGCTCGGCACAGATCCCTTTCAGATNNNNCTTATACCGTAGGTCAAACAAATACTCCAGCTGACGGATCAATCCTAAGATGGGAGGTCTCAATGCAAGCCCCCAAAATCCTGAGATACGTCTCAACAGAGGATAGCAATAAGAGTGGAGAAATTATCGCTATTTCTGATAGCTTTTCTTTAGGTCTTGAAGATCTCACAAATGTAGGCGACGCCGTTCCCGCGGACGGGCAAGTTATGATCTACAGTTCGTCTCAAGGGTTATGGCAGGCTGCTGATTTGGCCACTGGTGGTGTCACTTCCTTGAATGGATTAACGGATGTAGACACTTCATCGGCACTTGAAAGTGATGTATTGAAATTTAACGGAACATATTGGGAAGCTTTGCCGGAAGCTACGGATGTAGGGACCCCAGGCCGTAAAGTCACAATGAGTATAGACAGCACTCGTCGTGGACAGATGTTGGGGACCGAATTTATTTTGGACTCGACAGCCGACTGGGAAGGTATGGGCTTTACAGTTCTTTCTACTGACAACAATGAAACAGACTCTTGGGTCTACTTCCAGTTTGACAGCTTTGATTTAAATAAGTGGGTTCCTCTGGGAAGAAATGACTCAATTCCGTATAACAGTGATGGAGAGGATAGTCCAACATTCGCATTTGACGGAAGTGGCCGTCTTGTTTCTTGGACCAACTCGCCATTCGACGTCAGCCCCATCGCATCTACAAAAAATTTATCAGCTCCCCAGAACTGTGCGTTCTGCTTTACGGCTTTCCTTGAATCATCCAATTGCACTGTCTACAGAGCTGGGTACAAAGGAGCCTTGGAGTACGAAGGCGCCACTTGGAGTGTCTTGCGTGTTGAATATGCTAAATTTGACACTTTACTAGCAGTAGAATATTGGCTGGGCCACGACGGAGACGTCAAAATGTTGTATGGTCGGCCTGATGGAAGTTTTAATCTAAATGTTGATACTAACGGCAACGGCTTTACTTTTGGTGGTCGAACTAACGACCCAACACTAGGAAATGCTAATTATAATCTTCCTGGTTTAACTCACGATGCAGGCTATGGAATTGAGCTATGGTATAACGGTAGTGGCTACAACATTGACGACCTATCCAATGTAAGTCATTCTGGTGATTCCCCTCCTACTGATAACTTTCCTTTAGTGTGGTCCAACGGGTCTTGGGGCCCAGGAAGCATCGTCAGAGAAGGCTCTCAGGCGTCTACTTCCGGGGGAGAAGTAGGCATTTTTGCTGTTGATTCAGTCTATCTTTACGTCTGTGTCGGAAAGAATGACTGGAAAAGAATAGCATTGGAAACCTTCGTCTGATTCAAGCAAAAAAAATGGCCAACTCTTCTGAAGAATCATATGCGGAGCAATTCCGCTCATCAGGCAAATTGCCAAAAGGGCCAGTTTCACCTTGGCCTCGTGGTCGCGAAATTCGAACTTTAAACTCTTACGTTAACAAGGCCGATGTGAGAAACGAGAACGAAATCAAGCCAACTCTTAAGGAAATGGCTGCAGGCATGCTGAGAACAGGAGGGCAGGCTCTTCATCATGGAAAATGTTCTACAGAAGTCAGGACCGAGAGGATGGAAACGTGTATGAGTTGCGAACATTTTCTTCCTGCCGAACAAAGATGCAGTCTATGTGGTTGCTATATGAAGGCTAAGACCTGGGTCGGCGGCGACCCTAAAAGATTGTGCCCAGCTAAAAAGTGGCTTAGGTAACATATCGACATAACATTCGTCCGACGAGATGTCGGTCTTTTATATGCCAGAAGAGAATCTTTCAGCTGTAGAGAATACGGCCTCTGATGTCTCGCCAGCTGAGCCCGCTCCACAGAGAGATGATATGATGCCTCGTGCAGAGGCCGAGAATCTCCTCAAAGCGCTTAAAGCAGAGAGAGAAGCGCGTAAACAGTATGAGCGTGATCTAAAGGAGTCAAGAACTCAATTGGAGAAGTTCGCCGAGATCAACCCGGATGAATACCTTCAACTGCAAGAAGAAGCAGCGGAAGCAGCGAGACTCCAGGCTCAATGGGGCGAAGTGCGCGACGCAATGGAGTCAAAATACTCTACTCAAGCGAAAAAGTACGCTCTTGAAAAGGTCTTCAATAGTGCTGGTGGTCGCATCGATTCTGTTGATGGTGTCTCTTTCTTTGATTTACTTTCAGAGCAAGTGGGGAATTCGTTCAGACAGGAGAGCAATGGCACTCTAACAGTTGTCGATTCGTCTGGTGATCCAGTGATGGACAAGGAGACTGGTTTGCGAATTACCCCTGAAGATCATATGGCTAGCTTCAAGCGCCATCCTGTATTTGGAACATTTTTCCAGGGAGTCAAAGGAGCAGGTGCTGGAATTGGCTATGGCGGCACTGATGCTAATGGAGCGACAATTGAAGATCTCTCTTCTTTAAGCAGTGAGGAAATGTTCCGTCGTGCTTTTGGCTCCTAAAGAATCAAAATAGCTGCTCCTTACTAGGAAAAACAAGCTAACATATAAAACCAAAATCAAATCGTTAGGTAGAATATAGTTAGCAGCCCTGTAGGGAAACTCTGAGACGGAGTGGACTGTAAGGGTGCGACTGCTGATTTTGTTGTGACAACAAACGACGCTCTAACACCCAATCTTTGTTCACTCTTTAATTATCATGGCATTTACGCTATTAGAAGCACAGAAACACGCCAAAACTCCTCAGGAATTGGCTGTAGTAACAGAACTGGCCGCCGGTCAGCTTATGTCCGTTCTTCCTTTCCGCAATATTGAAGGCAACGGCCTTTTCTGGAAGAGAGAAGAAAGCCTGCCTGACGTAGGCTTCCGCAATTACAATGGCTCTTTGGCCGAAAGCTATGCTGAGGTCTCTCAGCAATCTGAGAGCTTGAAGCTTTTTGGTGGCGACATCAAAGTAGACCGTGCCATTGTGGACCTTGAGGGCGCCGAGGCTAAAGCTTATCAAGTTCAATCTCGTGTCCGCGCTATGCGGATGGCTTGGGAGTCTCTCTTCATTAATGGCGATTCGAATCTCGCCCCTTCCGAATTTGACGGACTGGCGAAGCGCATCACCTCTGGCTCCTCTCAGTATTTTGAAAATGCTGGCAGCGCCGCTGCTCTTAGCCTTTCCAAGCTTGACGAGCTGATTGATAACGTTGACGCACAAGGTGGTCAGAAGTATCTCATCATGTCAAAGTCAACTCGTCGTCATCTGAGTGCTCATGCTCGCGCCAATGGCCAGATTGAGATTACTCGCAACGAGTTTGGTTATCAGCAGATGGCCTATTCTGGCGTTCCCGTTCTTGAATTGGACCGCGATAACAAGAACGTTGCGATTCTTGATAGCAATCCTGCCGATCAAGACGTGTATTGCGTTTCTTTCGGAGCAGATCACCTTACTGGAATCCAGAATGGTGGTGTAGGCGTACGTGAGCTAGGAGAAAGCCACGATCAACCACAATTGATCACTAGAGTTGAATGGTACTGCGGACTTGCCCTCATCAATGGACGCGCAGCCGCTCGCTTGACAAACGTTGACGCAACCGCATCCGTCTGATCAAGTCTATTCCGGACTCAGGGGGCTTTGCCCCCTTTTTTAATGCAATCGGGTATTTCAAAGGAAGACTAAATAGTATAAACGTCGCAGGAGGACGCAATGTCTACCACTCTGGCTACACGCGGTTTAAATATTCCCGCATACGACTATGTGTCCAATACCTATACAGGTGACAACTTAACACAAACTGTCTACCGTCGCAACGGATCTTCCGGGCCAATCGTTGCTACCTTAGACTACACTTATGACGGGAACAATAACGTCGTAACTATTACTAAAACCTAAGGACTAAATTATGCCATATTCATTTGATCCTTTAACAGGTTCTGTCAGTAAAAGCGGCAGTGGCCTGAGCAGTATTGGGGGAGCTATGACTAGCGCTATAATCCCTGATACTAACGATGCCTATGACATAGGTAGCGCTGAATACAAGATTCGCGATCTTTATGTCAGTGACACTACGATTTACACTGATAGCGGCACCTTGAGTGTTGGCACGGCTGGAGTACCTGGTTCCGGCGATACGATCGTCAACGGCTCCGAATTGAAGGCTATCCTTGCTGATTGCTCGGATTTTGCTGAATTCAAGGCCAGGATCGCAGCGGCAGCTTTCTGATCGGTAATATAGTATGTAACAGGTCTCGCTCTGGTAAGATCTTTACAATTCTCTATCTCTACATTCTAGGAGTTTAACATGGCCGCAAGAAGTACTGGTATTTTCCCAAGGGAGAATTTCAATCTTGACGCTGAACTGGAAATCACAACTTCCACTACAGCTGCCGCAGTAACACTGGCTAACGCCAAAACTATTCGCGTAATTGTCCTTGGCTTGTCAGGCGGTGACGCGACCGTAACCATTGGTGGCGAATCTCTGGTTATTGCCGAAGCTACAGATCTAGACAAGAATGG